CTCGACGAGCTTAGGGTTATTAACACGAGCAAGATGGCCGAGGCCGATAAAGAGTTAGCACGTGAGGAGGCCTTTAAGAAGTACAACGCTGCACTCACCGCGGCAGGTCAGTTAGCCGCTAAAGAGAGTTATAGCGAGCGAGTACAGATACAACTAACCGAGATTGCTAAGCTCGCATCTTTGAGCAATACTAATAATGCAGCTATTACCCTCGGCAAGCTACGCGAGTCCGAAGAACTATCGATGATTAACCGCGTAGCCGCTGCACAAAAAAAGGCGGACGATGCACGATTAGCGGCGTTACAGACATATATAAATATGTTAAAAAATGTAGGTGCTACTACATCAAGTCCCAATACGGCAGCTATCCAAGCTATGACACCAAGCCAAGCCGAGGCCGCTTTAGCTAAAGAGCCTACAAGCGTACCCACACTATTATCGCCGTCTCAGATATCCGGCTTACGTTACATGGCTCAGGCTCAAGATGCTTATGAGAAAAGCCTTTCGCAGATATCTTTAACGGATGGAATAGCTCAAGGATCACTCATGCAAGGCTTGAGCTCTGGCCTAAGTCTTTCAGAAGCGGCAAGTGGAGCACGTTATGCAGCTCAGGCAGCCCGCGCGTACAATATAACTATTAACGCCGGCGCTATTGCATCTCAAGATGAGTTTACTACCTTGTTACAAGATACGATCCAAAAACTTAACCGCGGCGGAGATCCGCTAACGGTGGCAGGTATCCTATGACCGTCCCTACTATCAATGCGGTAATTAACTTTTCTACGGGACCGGCGTTTGCGCAGGCCATGATCTTAGGTAGCGGTATTTTAGGCACAAACGTATTAGCGGACTCTGAGGCTTTAATCGTAGACGTATCAAATCAAGTAGACGGCGTTACTACTATGCGAGGTCGTAACGCTCAAGCCGACGTATTCCAAACAGGTACGCTAACGCTACGTATCGTCGATCAAAATGGCGACTTTAACCCTCAAAATGCGGCCGGGCCTTACTACGGTCTACTTACTCCACTACGTAAAGTACAAATTTCAGGCACTTATGCCGGTGTTGAGTATCCTATGTTTAGCGGCTTTATTACTAGCTATACAACTACTACGCCTAAAATGGCTACCGATGTAGTTTATACAACCATAACCGCCGTAGATGCTTTTAGACTTTTCCAAAATTCTCAGATTAGTACCGTAACCCTTGCAGCTCCGGGCGACCTACCGGGCGAGCGTGTAAACGCTATCCTCGACGAGATCGCTTGGCCTCCATCTATGCGAGAGATACAGTACGGCGATACTATCTTTCAGGCAGACCCGGGTACGCCTCGCACCGCTCTAGCTGCGTTACAAACCGCCACAATATCCGAGTACGGCGCTTTATATATTAACGCTCGAGGATCCGTAGAGCTACACGATCGCGCCTTTTGTATTCAGTCTCAGGCTTTCCCGGTAACTAAATTTAATGACGATGGCACCGATATCAATTACTTTAACGCCGTATGGCGCTTAGATGATACTCAAGTCTATAACTCAGCCTCGATTACTAAGATCGGCGGTACGGCTCAGCTCGCACAAGATGACGACTCGATCGAGCAATACTTTGTACACTCATATAACCAAACTAATTTAGTGATGGATACAAACCAAGCCGCCCTCGATTATGCCCGGGCTTATGTAGCAAGCCGTAAGGATACGCAAACTCGATGCGATGCGGTCGAGCTTGATTTATATATGGACGATTATAACGATGGCATCCTTGCAGCTCTTAGCCTAGATTTTTTTGATCCGGTAGAGGTTACGACTAATCAACCTGGTAACTCGACCCTGCAACAGACATTACAAATATTTGGAGTAATCCATCGAGTAACGCCTAACTCATGGAAAACGACATTTACGACACTAGAGCCGATTATCGACGGCTTTATATTAGACTCATCACTATACGGAGTACTCGATACCTCCGTATTAGCATACTAAGGAGCAAGAAATGGCAGCTGGTCTAGGTTTTAAGACCTTTACAACCGGTGAGGTACTTACGGCCGGAGACGTAAACGGCTACCTCATGCAGGGTATTAACGTGTTTGCAACTACTACGGCACGAAATGCGGCTATTACCGCACCGGCTGAGGGTCAGTTTGCATTTACAAAAGATACTAACTCACTATGGTATTACGACGGTGCAGCTTGGGTAGCCTCAGGTGCTACAGGTGATATCGAGGGCGTAACAGTTACTAGCCCCATTACAGGCGGCGGTACGAGCGGCACGGTAAATATTGGTTTTGACGTGACCGCAGCTAATACACTTGGTCTCAAAGCCGAAACAGGTACGACATATACGCTAGTTATTGCAGATGCCTCAAATGATTTAGTGCAGCTTAATAACGCTAGCCCTATTACTGTCACAGTACCGCCGTCTGTTTTTAGTGTTGGTAATCAAATAAATCTATATCAACGCGGAGCCGGTCAAGTTACTTTTAGTCAAGGATCGGGCGTAACAATTAGATCTACTGGAGCAACCTCAACGGCTCCAAAATTAAGAGTGCAATATTCAGCGGCGACAGTAATTTGTATTGGTGTGGATGAATTTTTAATTGTGGGAGATATTGCCTAATGAGCCCGATAGTCGGAATTATCGCAAGCGCTGGTAAAAATGTCAGTATTAGTGCATCGGTTTTAGTAATTGCCGGCGGCGGTGGCGGCGGTAAGTTTTACGGTGGCGGCGGTGGTGCAGGTGGTGTTTTAGACCATACCTCACAAACTTTTAATCTTGGTACAACACACACCGTAACTGTCGGCGCAGGCGGTGCGGGAACGGCTAGCAACGGAAACGGCACCTCGGGTAGTAATTCTAGTTTTGGATCATTGACCGCATCTGTCGGTGGTGGTTTTGGTGGTGGTAGTGGCTCTAGCAACGTGGCAGGCGGCAGCGGCGGCTCAGGCGGTGGTGCAGGTGGATTTATTAGCGGTACATTAACGGGTGGCACGGCAACATCTGGGCAAGGTAACGCAGGCGGTGGTGGTAACACTAGCGGCGGCGGTGGTGGCGGCGGCGGCGCTGGTGCAGCAGGTGCGGCATCTACTGGCTCTGCCGGTGCTGGTACTGGTGGTAATGGAGCAACTTATGCAAATTATTTGGGAGCAACTTATGCCGGCGGCGGTGGCGGCTCAGGAAGTAATGCACCGGCAGGTGGCTCAGGTGGTGGTGGTGCGGGTGCAAGTGACTCCATCGTTGCAGGTGCAGGTGGAGTAAACACAGGCGGCGGTGGCGGTGGTGGCTCAGGCACTTATGCATCAGAGGCCGGGGGCTCAGGGCGTGTAGTCTTAAAAGTAACAGGCACTTACACAGCCGCAGCGACGACAGGAAGCCCGTCGCGTAGCGTTTCAGGTGGTTTTACTTACTACACCTTTACAAGTAGCGGGAGTATTACAATATGAGCCACTTTGCAGAGATACAAAACGGAATAGTATTAAGAGTAATTGTCGCTGAGTCTTTAGAGTGGTGTGAGACGTATCTCGGTGGCTCATGGTTGCAGACTTCGTATACGGGTAGTATTCGAAAAAACTATGCAGGTGTAGGTTATACCTATGATGTAGAGCGAGATGCGTTTATAGCACCTGAGCCTGAGGGTAATTTAGGTTTTGACGAAACAAAGTGCCAATGGATTATGCCTGAGGTGGATATAAATGGAGACTAGTTATAACGGCTACCCGGCCTCTAAGGATCCGGCCGAAATAAAAATAAAGTCCTACCCGGTAAAGGGTACGGATCGTAAGCTGCGTTGTGCTGAGAGTGTGGGGCCACTACTCGCAGCCTTCGCGGCTGAATTTCACGAGCTAATCGAGCCGATCGATGAGGGCACGTTTGACGATTGGGCTTACGCCTATCGGATGGTGCGAGGCAACCCTACAAAATTATCGTGCCACTCATCCGGTACCGCTATCGATCTAAACGCTACAAAGCATCCGCTCGGCAAGTACGACACTTTTCCGGCTGAGAAAATACCAATGATTAGAGCCCTTGCTAAAAAGTACGGCCTTAAGTGGGGCGGCGACTTTAAGAGCAGGCCGGATGATATGCATTTTGAGGTAAACGTA